CGGCAGACGCAAAAATTGTCCACCAATGGTCCACCAATGGTCCAAACTGCGGCATCGACTTAAGATATTGATAGAAAGCAATTTGCAGGACTGGAGCAGTCTATGAGGGAGCCAGAAGAGGCGTTAGAGCCATTTCAAGCCGTCTCAAACGGTCACGGACTGGGCCGACACGTCCCTGCCACGCGGGTCCATCACCTGCGTATTCGCCTCTCAGATGAGGTGTACGATTTACTCAAAGCCCGGGCCCGCGAGCAGCACCGCTCGATGCAGGGCCAGGTGCTGCGCCTGATCGAAACCGACGTGCGGCGGGCGAAAAAGGAGACCCCCTGATGGTGCCCGCGCTCACCTGCCAGGGCTGTGACGTCCTGCTGACGGCCAGCACGCTGTGTACCGAGCGGTCGCTCCTCGCCGTGCCCCGGTGGGTCTGCCGGCAGTGCTGCGATTGCCCGGAGCACCGCGCGGAGGCCGAGCAGGACATCGATGGCACGGTGATCTGGCCACTGCCCCGCCGGGACCCGGAGCCGCCCCCCGCTTGAGCCCCCAGACGCGGTACCCCGTGGCGGGTACCGTGGGGGCCTGTCGGGGGTGGGATGGCAGGGCACCCCCCACCTAGCGTCCTGCGCGCGATCTCCTTCCCGCGCGGGGCGCGGCCGGCAGGGCGGGGGCAAAGGAGGCAAGAGGTCCTACGTGAAAGGAGCCCCTATGGTACGGAATCTGCTGGCTCTCCTGACGTCTTGCGTTCTTGTAAGCGTCCTTGAAGGCGAAGTGCGAGGGCAAACCTTGCCTGAAGCGATCGAGGGTATTCGTCCCTCCATTGTGCAGATCAGGCTCTCCGTGGCTGATCTTTCTGAAGAAGAGAGTAAGAGGATCGGACGATCGTGGTATGAGCTTCCTCTTGGCACAGGATTTCTTGTCAACGACGAGGGCTACGTCATTACAGCACATCATGTCATTGAAGGGGGGACAAAGGCTCTGGAGAGCATTCCTGCAGCCCGCAAGCAGGTGATGGTTGGTCTCAGTCTTCCCACGCTGCCTACTGGGGATGAGCGGCAAATTATCGCGCAAGGTTTCTTCCAGTTGATTGCCTTCGACATCATTGATACGGACCAGCAAAATGATTTGGCCTTACTGAAATTAAAACAAAACCCGTTGAAGGGGAAAGTGAGAGCGCCTCTACAAATCGATACCCAGAAAATATCGCCGCTGGCTGGCGTAGCACGGCTTAGTGTCAAAAGGCCACACGATGGCGCGGCTATTGCGATCTCTGGATATCCCCTCAGCTCTCCTGTCTTAGTCACAACTGCAGGAGGGATGGCGACATCGTGGGCATTCGATGCTGGGCAGTTGCCATCCCCAGGGGCTCCTGCATGGTTTGTGAAGCCACAGGTGCGCAATTTTTACTTAGCCGACATTGAAGCAAACCCTGGGAATAGTGGCGGGCCAGTCTATCTGGTAGACAATGGGGCAGTCATTGGGATCTGCACGGCAGGCAAAAAGGCTCCAGTCGTTGATCAGTACGGGAAACATGTAAAACTACCTGATAAAACCGAGCTGTATCAGTGGGCTGGATTGACCGTTGTCGTGCCTATTCATTATGCGATCGAGCTGCTGAAAAAACATCATCTTGCTTTCCAGGAGCCATGAGAGAACATTTTCCCATGAGAGCTTTGGGCCTCAATCACCTTCTTGCCTTCCTGTGTCCCTTCCTTCTTCTACGCCCTGCGCTCAGAGCAACGCGGGTTGTGGGTCTGTCCCTTTCTGACGCCGTCCAGCCTGGGGAAAGGTCACGGAGGGAGCGTAGCGCGGATACTGCACCGGTTTGCCTTGGAGCAACTCGGCAATGGTCAGGAGCTGGAGGCGTGGAAACTGCTGCTGCGGAAAATCTGTCGGGACGTAGAAACCCGCGGCGGCTGCTTCCTGGCGCATGGGCTTCGTCGGCTCGTTGAGGGTCACCAAGACCCCGATGGCCGCTTGCTCCCGCTGCAACACTCCGGCCAGGTCGCGCACATAGGAGGCATTGACGTGGCCGCTTTTGACCTGGACCACGATGCGCTTGGGCTTCCCGCTCTGGTCATCGCGAAAGAGGATTTCCCCATCGACCCCGCGATCCGCGCCCTTTTTCTTGTCCTGTGCCGGGCGGGCCTCGATCAGGTCGAGCGCCCACCATTCAAACTGGTAGCGATTGTGCTGTGCCAGAGCCTGGGCACTGGCCACGTCCTTGGGGACACCGATCACCTCATACGGGGCGAGGTCCTTGGGAAAGGTGGTCTCCAACCGGTGTTTCATGATGGTCATGGCGATATGGGTGATATCGATTCCAATCCAGCGCCGGTTGAGGCGCTCGGAGACGGCAATCGCCGTGCCACAGCCGCAAAAGGGGTCGAGCACCACGTCACCCTCGTTGCTGCTGGCTTTGATGATGCGCTCCAAGAGCGTCTCGGGTTTCTGCGTTGGATAGCCCATACGCTCTTTGTCTTTGGCGGAAAGCGGGGCGATGTCGTTGATCATGTCTTGGATAAGCATGCCTTCCATGTCATCCAGATACCGCTTGAATCCTGGCACGCCGCCTTGCTTTTCCGGCCAATAGACTCGTCCCATCTGGTCCAAAGATGCCAAAGCCTCCAGGGGAGATTTGGGGAGGTTCTCAAGACCGGGTATGTTCCGTGGAATAGCCCAGTGTCTCCCCTTTGCGGTAGGATCACATCCTTTCCACGGCAATCCAGACTCACCACTGCGTGTTCCAGCCCCTGTCAAATCGCCGACCCTGAATCGCCGCCCATCACGGTCTTTATAGCGATAAAAGGTCTCAAGGTATTTTGGGTCATATTCCTGATGGACTCTATTCCATGTAAAACTTTCAGAGCCGGTATAGAACAAAATGATGTCATGGATTGGTCCCCATCGTTTCGCGGCATTATGGGCACTCGTGCGCTTCCAGACGATTTCGTTCTGGAAGTGCATCGGGCCAAAGATAGCGTCCATCACCATCTTTAAGTAATGACTGGCGGTCGGATCACAATGCAGATACAAGCTCCCAGTCGACTTCAGCACCCGGTGCAGTTCCACAAGCCGGGGTGTCATCATGGTGAGATAGGCCAGCATGTCCGTATTCCCCAGGCACTCCCGGAGAGCTGAGAGCAGTTTCGCCACTTTGGCTGGCCCCCGCGTGACGACATCCCAATAGGTCTGCTCGGATTCCTGGCCCCAGTGCCAGGTATCGTCAAACGCGGTAATTTGCGCTGCGGACTTCTCGCCGCTGTGTTCGCCGAAGAGCACATTGTACGTGGCGTTGGAGTTGAACGGCGGGTCGAGATAAATCAGATCGACGCTGTCGTCAGCAATGTGCGAGCGGAGAATCTGTAAGTTATCCCCAAAATAGAGCGTGTTGGTCCATGCGGACGGGGGCTGTGTGGCTTTCATGGGCTCTTCGGGTTCCTGGGTGTGGAAGGCACGAACACCTCAATTTCGACCCCGAGATTGAGATCCCTGGAGGGCGGGAGAAAGGCTTTCCGGGGACATATCCGCAGGTCCACTCCCGCATACTTCGTCGCGATGGCATCGGGTAAATATCCGATATGGCGCTTCACAGGTGTGCCGTTGACGGTCCCTGACGCCATGACTTTCCGGGCGTGCGGATTCACGGGATTGTCTGGTTCCTCTTCCACACACAGCAGAAAATCCGGGCTCGGGGCAATCTGCAGAAAGTCCAGGCTCCGGGTCCCGAAAGACAACCCGGCAATTTTGACCTCATGGTGCCTGGTCTGTTTCCACCCTTGTGGAGGTCTTCCTCCACGATAACTGATAAAGTTTTTGTTGCTCCAGTCTGCACGCTGATACCACCCATCAGGCACGCTGTCGCCGTCTGCAATAACGGCAAATGGAAAGTCACGGACTAAAGCCGTCTGCTCCAGAGGGGCAGGATCACGCGCGGGGAGCTGCTGCGGAGCGGCTCGGAGTGGTACTATACTGTCCTCAACAGTCCGTCTGCCAAACAACCAGGTCAAAAAGCTCATGGGAATGTGGTCTCCTGTACGTTTCCACGTGTTTTCGAGGAGTGCTGCGCTAAATACTCGGTAATCAACTGCAGGACTTGCTGGCTAGCAGAGATGCCTTGCTCAACACACGCCACCCGAAAGCTCCGCCACAGACTCTCGTCCAGATAGATCGTCACTTTCTTCATCGGCTCCTCCTTGATTTCCATGGCTGCTATGCTGTCATGCTGTTGTACTGTCATGCTGTATATGCTATCGGCATCTGCCCCCAGAACTTGAGTGCCACGCCTTCCCCTTGCGTCAACTCCACTCAATGTGTACCTTATGCCTCAGTACACACGAGACTTAGGAGCACCACATGCCCTGGCGTCCGCCCAGCCATCGTGCGCGCCCCCGCTCGCGAAAGCAGGCAGATGCGCAGTACAATGCCGAACGACGCGCCGCGCATGGTCCTGATCCCCGCAGCACCGCCCGCTGGCAACGGCTGCGCCGCTGGATGCTCCACCACTTCCCCTGGTGTATGGACCCGTACGGTATGCACGTCCAGCACGGCGCTCAGGTACTGGCCACCGAGGTCGATCATCGCGTCGGCGTCCGGGTCAACCCGGCGCTGGCCTTTGAGCCGAGCAACTTGCAGACCCTGTGTCATGCCTGTCATGCGCGCAAGAGCGGGGAAGAACGGCGGGGTGTCCACGCATGAGTCATCGCACGTGTGTGGCGCAGTATCTGAGCGATCCGACGACGAGACAGCGCTACGTTGTCCTCGATGAGATGTTCTGTCGCTTGCTGACTGAATGGCTTGTAGCACAAGACACGGTACTCACCTGGGAGCATCTCCCGACGTGGCCAGGATGTACACTGGATGAGTATCTGACCCTCACGGCGGTGCTCGAACGCCTGGCACAGCACGTCGGGTATCCCCTGACACCTGGGGAGAGCATCTTGCCGTTGTTGCAACGCGTGGCAGGTCGCTTGCAGCAGGAGCGTGACGCAATGCCCTGAGATCCTGATGATCGGTTGCTCCCCGAGGGGGGGGGTGAATTCCTAGGACCTGCCGCCTATAGAACGACGCGCCAGTCACGCGTATTTTTTCACGGGTTTTGTGCGCGTTTTTTGGGCCGTGTCTCTCGCACGAACCCCTTGAGGATCCACACGATGGGCAAACGGGGACCGCTGCCCACGCCGACAAAAGTCCTGCGGATGCGCGGCTCCTGGCGGGCCAAAACCCGGCCACCGGAGCCGGGCGCACCAGCGGCCGAGAAACCACCCTGCCCGGCCTGGCTCGATGCCGACGCGCGCAAGGTCTGGCGGGCGCTCATGCCTCAGCTCGCCCGTCTGGGGATGCTGACGCGTCTTGATCAACACGCGCTTGCTCGGTACTGTACGCTGTGGGTCCGCTGGCGCAAGATGGAAACGTTGCTCGCGGAGAAAGGCGAACTCGTCATCAGTTATACCGAGGAAGGAGCGGTCGCGGGAGTGCACGTCACGCCGTATGTGGCGATTGCGAGTACCCTGGCCGATAAATTGTTGCGGCTTGAACAGCACTTTGGCATGACGCCAAGCGCACGGGCCGCTCTCCATCTGGAGTTGCCCGATCCCCATGCCATCCCGAACGACCCGAAAGCCAAATTCTTCCGCCAGGCGTAAGCCGCTCCCCAAAACCTGGCAGACGCTGCTGCGGCAGCTCCCCGGGTATGACCCGCTTGCCACCGCGGGCGATGCCTGGTTTGACCCCGACCTCGCCACGAAGATGCTTGACTTCTTCCCGACCTGCCTCCAGCACATCGAAGGGGCGGTTGCCGGGCAGCCCTTCCACCTCGAATGGTGGCAACAGGCGATTGTCGCCAATCTGTTTGGGTGGCAACGCCTGGATGAGCAAGGACGACAGGTGCGTCGCTATCGAGAGCTGTTTCTCTACGTGCCCCGGAAGAACGGCAAAACGCCCCTCTGTGCGGCTATCGGGGTGTTGATTCTGTTCTGTGATGACGAGATAGGCCAGCAAAACTACATTGGCGCCGGCGACCGGGAACAGGCGGGGAAGCTCTTCCGCTACGCCAAGGGCATGGTAGAACGGGAGCCCGAGCTGGCGAAGCGCTGCCGGATCTACGGCGGCAATGCTACGGCGGGGCAATCGCGCTCCATCGTGATCGAGGAGGAGAGTAGTTTCCTGCGCATCATTGCGGCGGATGCCGAGACCGCGCATGGGGACACGACCCATGTAGCCATTATCGATGAGCTGCACGTGCAACCGAACCGCAACTTCTTTGATACGGTGCGCACCTCGTTTGCATCGCTGAACCGTCGCCAGCCGCTGTTTCTCCAGCTCACCACGGCCGACTACGACCGCCAGAGTATCTGCAATGAACAGTACCGTCTGGCGTGTCGGGTGCGCGATGGGGAGATTGAGCGCCCGGACCTCTTGCCGGTCATCTACGAAGCCCCAAGAATCTGGCATGGCGTTGAACTCGACTACACCGATCCGGCGGTGTACGGCAACGAGGACCTCTGGTCTCTGGCCAATCCCAACCTCGATGTCAGCGTGTCACGGGCCTATTTGCGGAGCGAGTGTCAGCGGACGCAGGACATTCCGGGCTACCTGCCCACGTTCTTACGCTTGCACCTGAACGTGCGGACCCAACAGGTCTCCATGTGGCTGGATCTGCAGAAGTGGGACGCGAGTGCCGGGGTGGTTCTCCCCGAGGATCTCGCCGGGCGGGCGTGCTGGGCTGGGCTCGATCTCGGGGCCACGTCGGACCTCACCAGTCTGTGTTTGCTCTTCCCCGAAGACGAGGGAACCTACACAGCGCTGTGGGTCAACTGGGTCCCGGAGGAGACGGCGAAGAAGCGCGAGCGGCGGGGCGATCCGGTCTACATCGAGGCGCGGCAACGCGGGGAGCTCCTGACGACCGAGGGTGATGAGACCGATTACAGCGTGATTCGGGCGCAGATCAACGACCTGGCCGAGATGTATAGTCTCCAGGAAATCGCTGTCGATCGGTTGTTTCAAGGGGTGGAGTTCTGCCAGCATCTGGTGAGCGACGGTTTCACCGTGGTGCCCTTCGGCCAGGGCTTCTTGTCGATGGCCGCTCCAACACAGGAGCTGGAACGGCTGGTGAATCGCGGCAGTTTGCACCATGGGGGCAACAAGCTGGTGCGCTGGACGGCAGGGAATTGCGTTGTGCGCCGGGATGCCGCGGGGAATATGAAGCCGGACAAGGAAAAGAGCCCCGATAAGATTGACCCGATAGTGGCGGTGATTATGGCTCTGGGCCGGTGTATGGTGCGGGAGGAAAAAGGTCTCAGTGTGTATGAGACACGAGGATTGATGAGTATATGAGCACAGAAAGTCACCGCGATCGTCGCGTGCAATCCTCGCGTGTGGCGTTGGCCAATGCGCCAGCGCCCCCGCAACGTATCCAACTCATGATCGAAATATTGCTTGCTCATCAACGCGAGATTTGCGAGTATCACAGCGGAACAATCGTGATGCACTTTAATAAACAATCGCTTGACGTACGCTTGACGCATAATTTGACGCGTTCTTAAAACTGTCCGTAGCTTCCAGAGCGGGCGGGGTTTCGTGTCCAGAGGACATGAGGACCTCGCCCTTTTTTTTGCAGTGAGTACGTCCTATGTCCTGGTTGTCGACGCTGTTGCATCCTGTCCGTTTCTGGCGTGCACAAAGCCCGCGCTCGATCGATACCAGCACGCTCGATCATCGCGCAAGCGGCTGGCTTGTCTCGTGGGCGCTTGGGCGAGCGACAACGTCTGGCGTCGCTGTTTCGCCTGCCAGCGCTATGGCGCTGTCAACGTACTATGCATGCTTGCGCAACGTCTCAGAGGACATCGCCAAGCTGCCCCTCATCACGTATCAACGCGTTGGCCGTGGCAAACGTCGTGCGCCAGAACATCCCTACTATGAGCTGTTGCGTGCACAGCCCAACGAGGATATGTCCTCGATGTCCATGCGTGAAGTCTTGATGCATCATGCTATGGCCTGGGGGAACGCGTACGCTGAGATCGTCTGGACGCCAGGACAACGCCGCGTGCACGCGCTGTATCCTCTGCATCCAAGTCGCGTCTGGATACGTCGCGACGACGCGGGCGCGCTGGTGTATGACGTGGTGGGCGATGACATCACGTTGCCAAGCGGCGAGTCGTTTGGCGTGCAACGCATACGCCAGTCGAGCATGTTACACGTCAAGGGTTTGGGCGCAGAGGGCTACAGCGGCTATAGCGTCCTCGCACTGGCCGCGGAAAGTCTCGGCTTAGGACTGGCAGCGCAAGCGTTTGGCGCCGCGTTTTTCGGCAATGGCGCAAGTATTGGCGCGATCCTCTCCCATCCATCCACACTGTCACCAGAAGCGCAGAAGCGCTTGCGCGAGTCGTTTCAGACGGTCTATGGCGGCGGACCCTCGAACGCCATGAAAGTCGCAGTGCTGGAGGAAGGCTTGAAGTATGAAAAGCTGGGGATTCCGCCCAATGAGGCGCAATTTCTGGAAACCCGCCAATTTCAGGTCCTCGAAATAGCGCGCTGGTTTCGCGTGCCGCCGGACAAGCTGGGCGATCTCAGCAACGCGACTTTCAGCAACATCGAGCATCAAGCGATCGCGTATGTCGTCGACACGCTTACTCCCTGGGCCGTGCGCTTTGAACAAGAGTTCAATCGCAAGTTATTCGCTGGGACGGACTTTTTTTGTGAGCACGTCTTTCAAGCGCAATTGCGGGGCGATCAACAAGCACGCGCCAATTTTTACAAGGAACTTTTTGGCATGGCGGCGTTGTCACCCAACGACATACGCGAGCTGGAGAACATGAACCCCATCGCCCATGGCTCGACATACTTTGTCGCCGCCAACAACTATCGCCCGCTGCAAGAAGTCGTCGAGGGAGAAGGGCTTGCAGCGCGCAACGGGCAACGCGACACAACTCCCCGTGTGCCCGCGTTGCCCGCTCGCAATGGCACGTCCGCAGACGACCAGGACGCGGACGCGGACGACAGCGCAGACGCTTGACACGAGGACACACGCATGCCCATACCCAAACCCCGCAAGAATGAGTCGCAAGACGACTTCATGAGTCGTTGCATGGGCGATGACATCATGCAAGAGGACTTTCCCGACCAGGAACAACGCAGCGCCGTGTGTCATCGCCAATGGCGCGAGGAACATGGCGAGACGTCGAGCGATGGCACGACCGCACAGTGTTGGATGCATCATCTTGGCGTCTGGGCAATGGAACCGATGCGCTTTCGTCGACTGGTCGACGTCTGGAAAGCGGGCTTGCTGCCAGTCGTCACGCTCGATCCCGCAGCGCGTGCACGCGAAGAACGGCCGTATGATGTCCAGGACGGTGTTGCTGTGGTGTCGCTTATTGGTCCCATGACGAAAGGGCCAAGCAAGTTCACGGGCACCAGCACGCTAGAGACACGTCAGGCGTTGCGCGCAGCGCTGCGCGATCGTGACGTGGCACAAGTCCTGCTCCATGTCGACTCGCCAGGAGGACACGTTGCGGGCGTGCAAGAACTCGCAGACGACGTCTATCGCGTCAACGCCAGCAAACGCGTGACAGCGTACATCGAGGACCTCGGCGCCAGCGCTGCGTACTGGGTGGCGTCGCAAGCCAGTCGTCTCGTTGCCAACAGCACGGCTGAGATCGGCTCTATTGGCACAATGGCTATTCTGGAGGATGACAGCAAACGTCTGGAACGCCTGGGCGTCACAGTGCACGTCATAAGCACAGCGCCATACAAAGCGATCGGCGCGCCCGGCGTTCCAGTCACGCCAGAAGCGTTGCACTACTTACACGAGCGCGTGAACGCGATCAATCGACACTTTCTGGCGAGCATTCAACGCGGACGACTTCTGACACCAGAACACATCCAACACGTCAGCGATGGACGCGTGTTTGCGGCGGACGTCGCACGAGAGTTGCGCTTGATCGACACGATACAGTCGTTGGATACCACCCTGGCAGAGATGCGCGAGACGTCCTCGCAGAGCGGAACGTCCTCGCGTCGAGCGATGTTGGCGCAACATCGCGTGTTGAGTCCAAAGCTGCGTATTGAGCACACGCAGCGCTTACTACGGGAGGCAATGTCACATGCCAAGCGCAGCATCGTTTGAAGTTCCCAAGAGTCGCGCCATCAAAAATCTCAATGACTTACTTGTGGAGGCACGCGAGTCGGCAGAGAAAGCACAAGCCCTGGAGGAACGGGCAGCGGACGAGGAACGCGACTTGACAGAGGATGAGCACGAGGAAATTGAAGCACTGCTCAACAACGCGATCGCGTTGCGCAAGCAATATGACGAGCAATTGGCTGCCGACCAGAAAGCGGCGCGCCGTGCGATGATCGCGGACACGCAGCGCTATGTGATGGACGCGCCGTCTGCCAGCATGACGCTGACACGCGGCGGACTGACACGCGTCACGCACATGCACGATCGCATCATGGACGATCCCAAACGCGGCTTTACTGGCGGCTTTGGCGAGTTCCTGTCTGTCGTCCATAAAGCGGCGATACCAGGACAAGGCTTGATCGACGAGCGCTTGCTGAAAATGCAGATGCACGCTGCGGCGAGCGGCATGAATCAGGGCGACGTCACGCAGGGCGGCGCGCTCGTGCCACCGTCGTACAGTCAGCAACTCTTGAACGTGATCAATCAAGCGCCAGAAAACTTGATGCAGTATTGCCAGCAATATACGGTTGTCGGTGAGTCGCTGACGTTCCCTGTCGCGGGCGATAGCATTGGCGCCTCGCGCTATGGCGGCTGCCAAGCGTACTGGGTGGCCGAGGCCGACCAGAAAACCGCCAGTTTTCCGAGAACGCGTCAACTCAAGCTTGAGCCGCAGGAACTTGCGGTTGTGGTGTTTGCGACGGACAAGCTGTTGCGCAATGCCAGCGCGCTCGAGGCGTATATACGCCAAGCGGCCAGCGAGGCAATTATGTGGAGCGTCAACAACGCGATCTTGTTTGGCACTGGCACCGGACAGCCCTTTGGTATCATGAACTCGCCCGCGCTCATCACGGTCCCAGAGGAAGGCGCGCAGACCGCCCTGCTTGTGCTGGAAAACGTCAACAATATGTATGGCCGCTTGCATCCTCGCGCCGAGCAGGGGGCGCGCTGGTTCGTCAACAAGGACGTCGAGCCCGCGCTTGAAAGTCTCAATGCGCTCGTGGGCACGGGCGGATTTCCCGTGTTCATTGCGTCGCCAACGGGCTGGCCGAACATTGCAGAGCCACCCCAGCGTCGACTCAAAGGACTTCCGCTGCATACCGTCGAGTATTGCCAGACGCTTGGCACGACGGGCGATATTATCCTTGCAAACCTCGGCTTTGTGGCGCTTGGCTTGCAAGGCGGCATCGAGGAAGCGATGTCGATACACGTGCGCTTTCTCTGGGACGAGACAGCGTTTCGCTTTGTGTTCAATGTCGACGCGCAACCCATTTTGACGGTGCCGCTCACGCCGGCGCATGGCACCAACACGCTGTCTGCATACATTGCGCTGGCGACGCGCTAGGGGGTCGACCATGCAAGGACGCACACTCGTCAACGTCATTGGCGCGATTCTTCCGCGTGACATCACGGGCGCAGCGATCGTCGGTCAATGGATCTCGTGCAAATACTATCGCGCTGTGTCGATCGTGCTTGTGCAAGGCGGCTGGGCGGGCGGCACGCCCGCTGTGACGCTCGTGCAAGCGCGAGACGTGCAAGGACTGGACGCCAAACCGCTGGCGTTTGCCAAGCGCTATCAACAAGCGTTCAACACGGGCGCGACGGGCTTTGTTGAGTCGCTCGTCAGCAACAACACGTTCCCGCTTCCCGCCACCGCGAACCAGATCCATCTCATCGAGATCAACAGCGCAGCGCTCGACAGTAACGCGGGCTTTGATTGCATGCGCTGCGAGATCTCCAGTCCTGGCGCGTTTGCGGATCTGTTGTGTGGGTTGTATCTCGGGATCAGTCCGCGCTACGTCGACAGCAAAATGCCCAACGCGCTGGCAAACTAGGAGGACAGCGTATGCAGCTCATTCGTTTTGGCGATCGTGGCATGAACATGGACTTGCTGTTGGCGTGGGAGCTCGTCACAGACGCCCCTGGCGCGTCCTCTGACACGTCCGCGTCTGCCAGCGTGTCTGAGCGCACGTCGAGCGCAACGAGCGCGCCAGCGTCGACCATAACGCCAGAATCGACCACAACGCCAGCATGGGCGATCACGCCAGCGTCGAGCGCGGACGAGTCGCCAACGTCAGACGTGCCAGTGATGACGACAACAAGTGTCGTTGCGCCAGCGCAGGACCTCATACTCAGCGCTGGCGACGCGCCAGCGTCAGTGCCAGAGGACAACATCACGCTCACATTGTATTTTGCGCTGGCAGACACAAGCGGACCGTACACGATCGCGTTGACGGGCGCGCAAGCGCGGACGATGCAACGCTGGCTCGCAGCGCGCAGCGGCGCGTTGCTGCGCTAGACAAGGAGAAAAATTTTGCATCTCTACACTATTCACTGGCAACAGATTGTCGAGTTGTTGCACCAGATGAGCGTTGTTGTGGGCGAGGGCTTGCCCTACTCCTGGTCTGTCTCGCAAGATCAACAACTTTTGCTGGTGTATCTCACCGATGATCCCGAATCCTCAGAAGTCACAACGACGCCCGTCGATCTCGCCCCCGTCATACCAGACGAACCGCTACCGCCGCCAGAGCCGTTGACGTTGCTCACGATCGAGCCAACAGAGATGGCGCTTGGCGATCTTGATACAACGCTCATTGTCCGCGGCCATGCGTTCCGCGATTCAACGGTGATCGTGTTCAACAACGTCGTGGTGCCAACAACGTACGCGTCGCCCGAGGAACTCAATACGATCGTGAGTCCCTCGATGGCCCCTGGCGCACCAGTCGCGCCCGTCGCGGGTGCAGTGCCCGTCCAGGTCCAGCAAGATCAACTCGTCGTGCCAGAGGACGCGTCGATCGTGTTCACGTATACGGGCGTTGCGCCAACGCCAACGGGCGTCATTCCTGGCAGTCCTGGCACGTTCACGCCCCTGGGCGCGACAACGCCCGCCGATCTCGTCACGTTGCAAGGACTCGGCGCGCTGGGCGAGACAACCGCTTGGACGTCGAGCCAATATGTCGTCCTGGGCGATGCGTCGATGGCAGCATGGACGGGATCAGCATGGGCAGCGCGAGCATGGCCCACTGGCGTCACAGCCGGCACTCCTGGCAGCTTCACCCCCGCTGGTTGTCTGGTGCCACAAACGTTGACGTCCTTGCAAGCACGGGGCGCGCTCGGCCAGACCGCCGCATGGACGACGGGACAACGGGTCGTCCTGGGTGACGCGTCCAATGCGTATTGGAACGGCACCGCCTGGACAGCGGGCAGCGCGCCATAAGTCTGGCAGCGACAGGACATCAGTATGTACACGTTGTGTACGCTAGAGGACGTCACACAATTGCAACGCGGCAGCGTCGACGCGGAGTTGTACCCGCTCATCACGCAACTCGTGCGCAGTGTAACGCGACTGTTTGCCACACACTGCGATCGCATGGACTGGGACTATCGCGAGGCGGTCGACTATTTTGACAGCGCGTGTCGACTGTGGGCGCGACACTTGCCGATCGACAGCACGCAAGCGTTGACGATACGCACCTCAAGCACAAGCCAATGGACGCCAGACGCCAGCGTTGTGGTCGACGCGTCGCAGTATGTGGTGTGGCCGGATGAGGGCACGATTGTTTTTCGCATCGCGCCCCCCTCTGGTCTGCGCAACGTCCAAGTCAGCTATACGGGCGGCTATCTCACCAGCGACGCTGTCGGCGCACCAGAGGACTTGCGCGAGCTGGCGACGATGCAAGCCAGTTTTTTTTTCCAGCGACGCTCAGAACTGGGCTTGATCGCGCATAGTCTGGAAGGGTCCGCCATCACGCAGGAACAAAAGTTGACATTGCTTCCGCTCGTGTGGCGGCACTTGTGGCGCTATCGACGCACGGTGTTTGCATAGGACAGACAGCATGGCACTGGCATTGCCGCCGCCGTTTCTGGCGATTTTTCGTCCCAGTATACGTGAACGACTCTGGCAAGCGATCGAGACACAGCTTGCGACGATACACGTCGACAATGGCTGGCCGTTCACGCTGCATCTTGGTCGACGTGGCAACTTGTCGCCGCTCGACTTGCAAAGCTTTCCCGCGGCGGTCTTGATTCCCGTCACCGATGAGCCAGACAGCGACGCGTACAGTACCAATCGCAGAATACTCAGCTTTCGCGTGGCGTGCTGGGTTCGGCCGCATGCCAAGACCGCCATACAACTTGAACCCGTGTTGAACGCTGTCGCGATCGTGATGCAGCAAGATCCGCTGTGGAATCGACTGGCAGACAACACCGACGAGGGGGTGACAGTGTATGTGTACGTCGAGGGCGAAAGCGAGGAAGCCTGCGCAGAGATCGAATATAGCGTGCAGTATCGCACGCGTATCGAGGACCCAACGTTGGCCCCTGGCGAGCCACAGCCCTAGAGAGGACGCGTTATGGTGCTAGAAAGACATCTGGTTGATCGCATCGAAATGTCGCTTTTTCGTCGCGAAGCTGTCTATGGACAGGGAGTGTCGCCCTACGACGCTGCAGGCGTGTGCCAGATGACCGATTTTGACGACGCGTCGCCGCATGTCACATGGGACGATACATTGCAAGCCAACAACGATGTCATCACGGGCAAGGAATTTCCCACGCATCAAGAAATCCCGCGCCAGTCGTTTGGCATGACGTATACCGAGCCGCGTTGCAAGCCCAACACGATCGCGGGCTTGCTGGGCTTGACGATGGGCAGTGTGTTTGCGTCGCAACGCGACGGTAGTCGCAACGCGTATCGTCACGCGCTGCGACTAGGGGGCGCCACAACGCTGCCCTCGATCGCGGTGCATGTATCGTACGATCGCGCCACAATCGAGACGGGCTTTCGCTACTATGGCGTCAAGTGTAGTTCGTTGACGCTGTCCAACAATGGCCCATACTGGCAACTCGCGGCAACGCTCATCGGCTCTGGTCGACGCGTCAACGATACGCCCAACGCGACGATTACGCCCCCTGTGGCAGAAAACTGGGTGCGCTGGGGCGATACGCGCTTTTTTATGCGTCCGCTGACGTCTGGCGTCATTGTGCCGCCTACAGCGCCAACGCAGCGCGCTATGAACTTGTCTGGCGGCGCGACAACGGGCGCTATCGAGATCTCGCCCTATATGCGCAGCTTCACCGTCACGCTCAACAACAATCTCGCGGCTGAGTCGGGTTATCGTCCCTGGTCTGGCGCGTATCGTGCCAATTTTCACGGCACGCGTCGCGAGATCACGTCAGAAATCACGTTTGACGTCGACGATGCGTATGAAGCGCGCTATCTCGACAACTATTTCAAGCAATACAACATCGCGCTAGAAGTCGACTGTGGCAGCGTCGACGTGATCGTGGCAGGGGGCGTGTATCGCTGGGGCTTTCAACTCTTGTTTCCCGCGCTGCGCTTAACACGCGTTGCACGAGGACAGCAAGACATGCTCGACAATATTACCTACAGCGCGATCGCGCTCGACGATCGCACCAACGCGCCTATGTATGCGTGGATCTACAATCAACGTCCGCGCTATCTGGGCTAGTGCTATGGCAGAGTCGTTCGTCAGTATACAGCTCGTCAACGCCGATGCGGTGAAAAAGCACTTGCGCGAGCATGGCGCAACGTTGCGTCCTCGCATTGCGACGATCATGCGCGAGACGATGCAAAAAGCTGTCACGCATGGACGCACACACGAGTTGTCCGGCGGCGCAGGCCAATTGCATGTCCGTACGGGTCGATTGCGGCGCAGCTTTCGCTTTCGTGTGCGTCGACGTCAGACAGGCGTCACGGGGCAGCTTGGTTTTCTTGGTCGAGGCGTGGGCTATGCGTGGGTCCAGGAATATGGCGCGACGATACGTCCGAAAAATGCACGCTATCTCATCGTGCCACAAGCGGGCGCGTTGACGCGGACGGGACGCTTGCGAGCGCTCGCAGGTCGACGCCAGCGTGGACAGACGTATGTGCGAGGACGCGTCGTCTATGAACGACGCGGACGTGTCAGTGTGCCGTTGTTCCTTCTCACGCGTCAAGTTGTCGTGCCAGCACGACCAACGCTCGCCCCCACATGGCAACGCTTCCGACCACAGCTCATGACGCGTCTACGCGATGATATGTTGAATCCCAGCGTGAAAGGGTGATGCTATGGCGTCCTCGCTCGATGACTTCCGCCAGCGCGCTCGCAAAACGATCGTGCTTCCAAGCGGTTTGAGCGTCACGGTGCACTTTTGTCACATGATCGATCTTATTGGACGCGTTGACTTGCCTGTGCCAAGCGTCTCGACCATGGGCGATCTCAGCTTGCGCGAGACGTACCAGTATCATCGCGACTTGTTTGACGCCATGATCGTCGCGGCGTGTGTCGCGCCACGTTTTGCGCCCCGTGGAACGCCAGAGGACGTCGAGCGCGTTGCGATCGAGGATCTAGAGGAAAACGACTATTGCGAGCTGGGCAAAGCGATCTCGCATCATTCCGGTTTCAATCCAGAGGTGGCCGCGTTGCTCGATCGCTTTCGTACACAGTTTGGACGCACGAGCAGTGAAGCAGATAGCGCAGACGTTTCACGTCCTGCCGCATCAAGTCCTCCAGACGACGCCCGCCCAGTTTTATCTGAATTATTTGATCATGATGCTTCCCGACCAAGCGCCAGCGTCGCTGTCGATGCCCCCGCAAGCGCGGACAGCGACAACGCCCAGCTTGACACACGCCTTGCGCATGCATGAGGACGTAAGCAATGGCCGAGCGCGGAATTGATATCCTCGTCCAAGTTCGCGATCAAGCCACGAGCGCGCTGAAAAGCATCGAGGGCGCTGTGTCGCAGTTCGGCGGGCGTGTCGACAAAGTCGCTGGCACCATGGGCAATCTGTCCAGTGTCTTTCGTGGCAGCATGATCGGTCTGGCGTCTGTGGCGGGCGCGCAGGGACTGGGACAGGTCCTGCAAAACGTGGTCGACGTTGGCTCGCAAATGCAAAGCTTGCGGACGACCATGACTGTTGTTGAGGGCAGCAATCGCGCTGCGGCAGCGTCGTTTGACTTTGTCCGCGAGACAGCGAACCGACTGGGCTTTGATACGTCGACATTGGCGCAGCAATATACACGTCTCAGCGCTGCCAGTCAGGGCACGGCGCTGGCAGGCCAGCAAACGCGAGATATTTTCCTGGCGATCACGACAGCGGGCCGGACCCTTGGCTTGTCGAGCGATGCGCTTGGCGGCGCGCTTACCGCGGTCGAGCAAATTATCTCCAAGGGCACTGTCAGCGCGGAAGAACTTCGCGGACAGCTTGGCGAGCGCTTGCCAGGCGCGTTCCAGATTGCAGCCAGAGCCATGGGCGTAACGACGCAAGAACTTGGCAAGATGCTGGAACAAGGCCAGGTCCTCGCCAATGATTTTCTGCCAAAATTCGCCGCGCAACTTCAGAAAGAGCTAGGCGGGGGCGCGGAAGCGGCGGCCAACACTGCGGCTGTCGCGTTCACACGCTTTCAAAACAGTCTCAAGGAGATTGCTGACAGAGTCGCGCAGTCTGGCTTGCTGGAATACTTGGCGAAAGCTGCAGGCTATGCGGTCAACGTCTCAGAAGCGTTGTTAAAGCTTACTGGGGCGCAGAAAGCCTACAACCAGTCTGTTGCTGAGTGGAAAGACCTCACCAGAGGCCAACCCTTGAACGACTTGGCACGCCAAGCGGAAGCATTGCGCACGACCATCAAACAAACGCAAGAATACATTGACAATCTCATCAAACGACGCGACGAAGCGCAGAAGCGCGTTGAGACGGGCTGGCTCATTACTGACGCCGATCGCAACTATGTGCAGCGCTTGAATAATGAGATCACGCGACTTACGACACAAGTTGACGACAATCGCAAAGCGTTACAAAAACTGGAAGGGGAAGCCAGAACACTCAGCGAGACGATGAGCGCAGGCGATAAAGGTCTTGCGGTGAGCATCGAGCAGTATGGCGCGACGATCGCTGCGCAAGAAAAGCGTGTGCAAGAGTTCATAAGCAAGACCAACGAGTTGTTTGCAGCGCGAACCCGGGAAACTGAAAAGCTGCAAGCGGCCAACAAAGCGATGGGACGCGAGACAGCGCCAGAGGAACTCGTCAAGCTACAGCAAAAGTATGTCCAGGACTTGCAAAAACTGGTGATACAGTATGGCGACGTGGTCGAGAAACGCAAAGACTCGCCGGAAGTGCAACGCATACGCGAGGAAGTCAAAGAACTCGACGCGTTGTTGAAAGCGAAAGAAAAGCAAGAGGAGATCGACAAGCAACGCAAAGAAGATCAACGCCAGCTTGACGACGAGATGAAGCGGCGCACGAAAGAAGCGGCGGACGAGGAACGACGCTTGTACGAGACGCAATTACGGCGACGCGAGGCCTTGGAAGCACAGCGCTTGGAGCTGGCCGAGGACAAAGCGGCGGCAGAAGCGTTCATCGACTCGCGTGAACGCATGAGCGCCGCGGAACGCGAAGCGGCCAACGCCAAGCTGCCCACGATACAAGCGCTGCGCGATGAGATCGCCGCATTGCAGACAGTGAACAAGCTGCGCGAGCAAGACAAGGAAAAGCGCGAGACAGAAGAAAAGAAAGCAGAAGGCGAGCGCAAGCAACGTGCAGAAGAACTCGACACGATCGAGAAAGAGATTGCAGGACGCATCACCAGTGTCACACAAGCCACACAAGCGCAAGTGCCTGTCGAGGAAACCTTGTTGCGCTTGCGTCTGGAAAGCTTGACGACCGACCAGCAACGCATTGATGCGATCATGCAACAGTATCGTCTGTCTGAGTCCATGACCGACGAGTTGCAAAAACAACAGCGGCTTGACGCGGAACGCCAGCGTGACATGCAAGACTTCTTGGAACGCATGCGCGAACCCGTGGTGCCCGAACCCCGTACGCGGCGCGAGGCCTACCAACAAGAGATCGATCGCTTGCGCGATCGTGGGGCCCCAGAAAGCGAGCTGGCCGAAGCATCACGCTTGGCAAGCTTGCGCGTTGAAGCTGAAACGCTCAACGACGTCATGGAGGGCATGCGCGACACAGCGGAGGATTTGGGCGACACGCTCGAAAAGGGCTTGCTCGACGTCATGGAAGGCGCTGCACTGTCAGGCAAGAACTTGAGCGAGATGTTGCAAGACATGGGCAAGGGCTTGATCAAGCTGTTTGGAAAAGAAGTGATCGAGCTTGGCCTAAAACCCTTGCGCAGCTTTCTCAATGAAATGGCGAAAGAACTGGCGCAAAGCGAGTTGATCAAGACGATTGTCAAGTTTGGTCTGAGTCTCCTGGGTGGTGCTGTCGGTGGCGGGGTCAATCTTCCTGGCGGCACGACCGAGCTGGCTGTTGCCAGCGGTGGCAGTCCATTACTAAGTGCACACGGCGGTATTTTTGGCGTTGGCGCGCCATCGCCCGTATCGACAAGCGGACTGGCAAGCGGCGGCGTTGTCGCGTCGCCCAGTGTGCGCATTGTGGGCGAAGCAACGCCAGAAGCCGTCGTGCCCTTAACGTCCGCTGGGGTGACACGCTTCACGACGGGCTTGTTGTCCGCGAACCCGCAGCTTTTCTCGACCAAGCGTCTGGAGGACACCATGCGTACGGGGATGCACACGCTTGCTGCCAGCGCTGCCCGTCGCGACGAGACAGGACATCTCGTCGAGACGATGCGTACGGGCATGCACACGCTTGCTGCCAGCGCTGCCCGTCGCGACGAGACAGGACATCTCGTCGAGACGATGCGTACGGGGATGCACACGCTTGCTGTCAGCGTTGCCAGTCGGGACAAGACCGGGCAACTTGTCCAGGCGATGCGTCTGGGACAGCAAGCGCTTGCTGCCAGCGTTGCCCGTCGCGACGAGACAGGACATCTCGTGCATACGATGCGTCTGGGCATGCACACGCTCGCTGCCAGCGTTGCCAGTCGGGGCGAGACAGCACCCCTCGTCATGCAATCGAGTGACGCTGGCGTATCGACCGAACAACTCCAGAGCACCGTACGCGACGCGATCGCGCAACGCCCGCCCGTCGAGTTGACGATTGTGCTCAACAATCCAGTCGACCCGCGTCGTATGGGTTTGCAACCCGATGAAGTCGTGCAAGTCGTGGGCAAGAATATCCAGGAGGATGGACTACTACGACGTGTGATCGTCAAGAACACGAGGAATTAACGATGCGCATGCGCATTGTCGATGCAACCCGCGTCCTGGTCGACGTTGACGAGACAATGGCGCGTACAGCGACACCAGACGTCCTTGACGCGTTTCGCTTGCCCAGTCGCGGCGAGGAACTCTTGCTAAGCGATCCCGATACGGGCGCACTCGTGTTCTATACCATTGTGCAAGTCCAGCATCACTATGGCGTCGACGCGTCTGGCAGCATGGCGCGCCGTCATGTTGACGTGCACGTGCGCATGATCGACCCTGGCGCGCATCGTTACAATCCCTTGGCGGGCGCGGAGGGCTAGCGCATGGCAGACCCCTTGCTTGTCCTCGATGACTACTTGACGCCCGCCTATAGCGTCTTTCGCGAGACAGTCGCGCCACAATTACAGACGCCGCTTGGCGCGGGCGTCGTCCAGCATCGACGCCAGTATGCGCGCCCGCTGTCGCGCTTTCGTCTGCAAGCACCCCAGGAAGTTTGGCAACGCGCTAGCAACTTCTGGGCGTTTGTGTCTTATGTCCAGTCAGACATCCCATTTCGCTTTTCGGGTTATCAATACGGCAATCACAGTCTGACCCCTTTTTTTGTGGCGTTTGGCGATGGACAGACACGCGATGTCCTCTTGCCGCATCGCAACGTGTCCAATGTCACGATCTACGTTGGCACACGGGGGCAGACGGGTACGCCAGTGCCGATCGCGACGCTCAACAGCGCTGCGGGTAGTCTGACCCTGTCGAGCGCGCCCGCGTTCAATAGCTACATACGCGCCACATATGCCAATTGGTACAAGTGTCTGTTTGACGTGCAGGGTGATGTCCTGCTCACCGAGGACAATTACTATCTCGACCAGTATCGCTATGAAAGCGTGCTGGTGATCGAGGTGCCGTTTTGAAAAGCTACAGTGCAGCGTTCATCGATCGTCTCAATCGTCCCTATAACGCGGGCGTCTTTCTCAAGGCTGTCGTGGTGGCGCATGAGAACGCAACAGACTATTTCGTGCATTTTGGCGAGCCAGTGACGTTCCAGGGGCACACGTATCAACCGCTGCAAATGCAATGGGAGGGCGTGGACGCGTCCTCGACCATGCAGCTTCCAAGTGTCAAGATCACGGTTGCCAACGTCCTGGGCACAGCCGAACACTACATTGACACTGTCAACTTGCTGGGACGCGATGTGGTGTTGCAATTTATGCATCTGGACTTGTTGCAGAATCCCGCCGACGTCGAGGAAGTCGCGTTGCAAGTGCAATCGATCGAAATGACGTCAACGACTGTAAGCTTGCTGTGTGGCTTGAATCTGGGCTTGAACGACAGCTTGCCTAAGGACGTCATGACGCGAGCGGAATATCCAGGCCAGATAGACGACGTGCGTCGCTTGACGATCGTGTGAACCATGCACGACGACCAGAAGGACTGGCGTATGGCGTCCATGTTCACGTCCGCAATGCTCGATACATTGGAAGCTTTCGCGCTGACGCATCTGGGCGTCGCGTGGGTCGATGAGTGCTGGGACTTGCACCGCGGCGCGGACTGTTGGACATGGGTCTGGCACTGCTACAACGCCGCGGGCATCGTCTTGCCCCGCAATCTGTGGGCAGCCAAGACGTTGTTTGGCGCGATCGCGTGTCCTGGCAGTCCTGGCGACGTGCTGTATTTTGAACCTCCTGGCGCCCCGCGCCCGCATCTGGGCGTTGCACTGCGCCAGCGTCGCTTTGTCGATTGCAATTGGAGCGGCGCCGGCGTCGCAATCAATGACGTGTCACACGCCCCCTGGCGCAACGCGCTGGTGCACGTCTGGCGCTATCGTGGCAGCATATAGGACGCACAATGGAACTCGTCTTGCATGGCGTCGACAGTACACGACGCGTGTATGGCTACAATCCCGCGCAGAAAACGCTTGGCGCGATCATGCACGCGCATCATGACGCGGTCCTGGTCTGTCGTGTCAATGGCGTGCTGGTCGAGGACTGGCAGACGTACACGCCACAGTCACACGATACGATCGCGCTGTGGATGCGTCCTGGACTGGGATCGGAACTCGCCGCAGCGCTGATCGCTGCGCTTATTACGTCGATTGTGTCGTTTGGGATCTCATACGGACTGGGCTTGCTGCTGCAAAACAAGCCGGACCCGACCCGTCAGCAACGCAACGAGGACACGTTTGGCATTGCGGGCTTGTCCAACACGATCGCAGTCGGGACGCCCAAAGTCCTCGTGTATGGGACGCGTCGCGTGTTTGGACACATCATTGGGACGCAAGTCAGCGCGTATGTACGCGGCATGGAGTTTAGCATCCTCTATTTCATGGGCGACGGCGAAGTGGAGTCGCTCACGAACATCGAGATCAACGAGATCCCGATTGCGCAATTTCCTGGCGCATCGTTTGTGACGCGGACGGGCACGGACCCGCAAGACGCGATCGCGCAATGGACGTGGCCTGTGCAGGTCTATTACGATGGACGCGAGCTGGCGTTGCAACAAGCGATCGTGTATCAGACACGCAGCGCCAGTATTAACGACATCACCCTCATTGTATCCGTTCCCTATTTGCAGACGATACGCGCCAACACGCATAACAGCTTTCGCGACCCTGGCGAGATGCGCTTTCGTATCGAGACAAAGCGTCTGGAGGGCGATGCATGGCATACGGAACGCTTTGGCGGCAATGCCTATTTTCGCATGCATGGCACAGTAACCCACGTGACGTTTGCCGAGATCCATCTTGTTATGGCGATCAAAGCGCAATGGCAAGTCCGCGTCACGCTCATCGATAACAGCAAGAACGATCAACGACCGAACGCCAATCTGTACAACGTGCAAGAGCTGGAACGCGGCGGCACAGCGCGGACGTATCCTCACAGCGCGCTACTCTCGATCTCTGGTGTTGCGTCCGCACAGATTACCTCGTTTGAAAGCATGAAAGCATCGGCGCTTGTCAATGGACGACGTGTCCTCACCTGGAACGGCGCGACGTATACGCGTCGTTTTACACGCAATCGTGCTTGGGTCATTCGTGACATTGTGACCGATCCCCGCGTTGGCATGGGCCATCGTATTCCGCCAAGCCTCTGGGACGACGATGCAGCGTTGAGCGCTGCCACCTATTACATGGGCGAGATCGCTGGCGAAGCACGCGACTATTGCGATGTCGTGATCAATCAACGTCGACCAGCATGGGACTGGATACGTGAGCTGGCGATTGAGGGCAACGCTGCGCTCGTGGCATCACAGGGCAAGTTGAAATTGCTCATCGATCGTCCGCAGACAGCGCGTCGTGCGTTCAGCAATCCTGGCAACATGGCAGACAATTCGGTGTCGTCCAGTCTGGGCAGCACGGGCGACGTGCCAAACACCATACGGGGCGAGTTCACCGACGCGTCGCGCAACTATCGTCTGTCTATCCTGGAAGTGCAAGCGGCGGACATGGGCGGCGAGTTGCTCAAAGAAGCGACGATAAGTCTCAAGTCGATCGTACGCCCCTCGCAAGCGCAGCGCTCGTTGTCCTACGCGCTCAAGAAACAGCGCTTGCAACAGCGTCGCTGGACATGGCGCAGTCCGCTCACAGGCATGCCTAGCGAGCCGTTTGACGTGGTACGTCTTGGCTATCTCACCGCAACGCAGCAACGCGGGGTCGAGGGCTTTCTGCAAGCGGGATCGACGGGCTTGCGACTTGTTCTCGATCAACTTGTGGCGTTGGAACTCAACGAGACGTATGAAGTCGTGATCGTCTTGCAGCGCAACAATCACATGATGTCACGCACCTTTATTGCGGAAGCGACGCGACGCCAACACACGATCGACGTTGCGCCCGCGCTGGAGCAAGTGCCACAAGCGGGCGATCTCTATTTGCTTGGTCGACTGGCGCGCTCGATGACAACCGTGATGCTGGAGAAATTGGAACTGAACACGCAGGACGACACCTATACGATCTCAGGCGTTGAGTATCGCAGCGAAATATACGACACGTCTGGCACGGGGGCTGTACCAAGCACGATCAAAGCGTTTCATGACTTTCCGGCCATGCACGCACAGGACGCCACAACACGCTACCATGCGTCCTATCTGATCGATCCCGTGACGCCCATGCAGACGCTTGCTGTCGAGCCGTGGCCGGGCGCGCAACTCTTTCGCTCACGTGATGTCGAGCCAGACTATGAGCTGTCCTATCAGGGCGCACCGTTGCCATGCTTCGGCGCTGCGCTCACAACGCTTGGCGCAGCGCTGCCCCAGCGTACGGATCTCGCCAGCACTGTCGACGTCCATGTGGACAATGGCATGTTGACGACGATCACGGCGCACGAAATGCAACTTGGATTCAATCTGCTCTTTCTTGGACAAGAACTCCTGCAATTTCGCATCGCGACATCGCTGGGATCTGGCAACTATCGTCTGAGCCAGTTACGACGCGGACGACGCGGCACAGAATGGGCGACCACAACGCACAGCACGGGCGAGACGTGCTTGCTCGTCGGTACGGGCATTTTCACGCGTGACGTCCTCCGCGTCGAGCGCGATCGCGCCCGCAATTGGAAAAGTCCCAGCATCGGCCAGGACGTCCTTGACGTGCCAGCGACAGCGTACGCTGTGGCGTCGCGCAACTTGCAACCCTGGACGCCTGGCAGCGCACGAGGACAACGCCTGGTCGATGGCACCTGGGTCCTGTCCTGGCGTGGTCGAGCGCGCTTTCTTGGCGCATGGGTCGACTTACAAGAAGCGCTGCCCGACTATGACGTGCACACGTATCGTCTGACGATTTTTGGCGACAGCACGCGAGCGACGATCGTCCATGACGTCGAGCTGGGACAGTCGATGGACTATCAAGCGCTGCAAACGTATCAATACGCCAGCGCGCAACAAGCGGCGGACTTTGGCAGCGTCCAGAACACACTCTACTGGACGCTGCAACAAGTGGGAACCGATGATGTCAGTGTTGCGCCACCACTTACCAGCACAGCGGGCGAGGGTACGTGATGCTAGAGCAGATGTTTCCAAGATTTCCCCGTTTGGATACGCCACACGTTGCTAGACGAAATCCCAAAACGCCGCGCTACACTCCTGGGACGTTCTTGGCCTGTGAGTCGTCGAATCTCTTGCACAGCGTCGTCGGTCAGTTTCGCCATACCGTGTTGTGTGCCCTGAAAGATCTTGTGACGACCCTTCGCGACTTTATCCGCGCTGTTCTCTGCGTGTGTCCCAAGGAACAAATGCAGAGGATTGCAGCATGCTCGGACATCGCAACGATGCAACACGAACTGTCCAGGGGGAATCGTGCCGCCTGCCAGAACGAACGCAATGCGATGCGCTCCGGTTATGGTCCGGCGTTTGTTGACGGTTAGATGAAGCGTCCCATAGCCATGACGTGTATGGCCTTGCCACAACCAACATCCATAGGGGCCTTGTGATTGATCAAGCAGCGTCAGGAAGCGGTCAAGCTGGGTACTGATTTGCATGTGGGCAGGATTACAACACAGCTTATTGTGACACAAGAGACGAACAATCCGCGTGCGTGGAACAGCACGGCCATGCGTGAGTTCGTAGGCCATGCGAAAGACCGAGACAAACCGAGCAGGATTGCTCTGCCGCGCAAATTGCCCGTAGCCGTTTTTGGGATCGATTGCTCCTGTCCATATCCAGCACGTAGAAGGGTTGTCGCGGTACAAGACGTGCTGCCAAAACCGATCAGCAAGAGAACGTGGACGTACCATACAGGCTCAACCTCCTGGCGTTGAGAATGATTCCTGAATGCGGCGTGTAGCAAACCCGGTCAGGAAGCCAGGCTTGTCGGTACAACTAGCTAGGAAGTACCTATGCTACACAATTACAATAATATAACTCGAAAAGATTGCTTGCAGGTAATCTTTTCCTGGAGGAGGTGATGCCACATGCCCGTCAGTGAATTCCGCTCCTTGGAACTGATGGACATTTGACTCGGTTCGCTCGGCAAAGAAACGATATTCAACGACGGCATCAACAATCTGTCGCGTGGTGTTTCGGGCTTTCACATTGTGTCAGTCGATGGTTTGAGTGTGCCATTGGAACTCGCCACAGACATTGACGACTTGTCCTTGTATGCGGTGCTGCGCTTCACGGGCACACTCATCCAAAATACGGTCGTGATCGCGCCAGGACGCGCCAGGGTGTATGTCCTGGAAAACGCCACAACGGGCGCGTATACGCTGACGTTCACGACCAGCACGGGCACGGGCTTGTCGCTCGCGCCCGCGTCAACAGTGTTTGCCTATTCGGACAGCGTCAACGTGTATGCCATTGGCGAGTCGTCTGCAAGCGCGCTGCCGATCGCGTCGGAATCGATCGCGGGCATCACCCGCTATGGCACGTCTGACGAGACGATTGACGGACTGTTGAACAGCGTTGCCGTCACGCCCGTCGGACTCAGCGCACGTCTGGCAGCGCTGCCAGGACCGCCAGCGGCGACAACGAGCGTTGCGGGTATCGCGTCCTTGGCGACGTCCGCTGAGGGCATCACGGGCACGAACAACACAAAGATTGTCACGCCGCTCGTGCTGCAAAGTAAGATCAACGCACTTCCTCTGGCAAGCGAGACAGTCGTTGGCTTATCAGAACGAGCGACGCAAGCGGAGACTATCACAGGGACGGATACGACGCGCTTTGTCACCCCGGCCACGTTGCAAGCGAAAATCAATACCCTTCCTGTCATACCGATAAGCGGGACGGCGTACAGTGTCGTGCGAATTCCGAGCACGGGCACGGGGCAGGAAGCCACGCCAAATCTCGTCACTGGCAGTAGTACCGGCTGGCTCGGGATCGGCGCCACCACGGCACCACAAGCGGCGCTGCACATTATCTCCAGCGTGGGGTTCTTGCTCGATCGCTATAGCGATGACATTACTTATCCCCCGTTCGTCTCGCGCAAGAATCGCGGCACATCGGGCACGCCCCAACGTCTTCAGGCAAACGATCGAATTCTTGGGCTTCAGGGACAGGGGTATGTGCGCTCGGCGGATAATACGAGTGACGCCCCGATAACGCTCAGCGCCATCATGTCGCGGGTGCGCAACGTGGATGCCCAGGGGCGGGCGGGCGCTGACCTGTCGTTCTGGACCAGCACTGATACCTCAGCGGGCATCACGGAAAAAATCGTGATGCTGCCGTCGGGCTATCTGGGCCTCGGCCTGGGCACGCTTATCGATCCCGTCGCACCCCTGCATATTGCCAGCGTGAATACGACCAGCGGGCAACTGCTCCTGGCCTCGCAAAAGGTGCAAGTCACGGCGGGCATGGTCGTGAGCGGAGTGGATTTCTGGAGCAACGATGGCAATCTGCCGAGTCCTGGGCAACTGGTGGCCTATGTGCGAGCCGTGGCGCAGGAATCGCATACGCCGACCACGCTCGGTACGTCCTTGAGCATTGCCGTCACGCGCCAGGGCACAGCGATCGAGACGGAAGTAGGACGGTTTGACCAGTTCGGCAATCTTCGTCTGGGTGGTGCCACCTTGTCCACGGCCCTGCAAAATGGGCTGACGCTCAAGAGCGGCGTGGCGGCCACGGCGACGGGCACTGATCAGGTGGCGCTGTGGACAGCGGATACGGGAGGCGTCGCAAATAAAGCCGGACTGCACCTGCGCAGCGAGGACGGCACCAGCCATGTGCTCGGCGACGTGGTCGGGATCGGCACACTCTGCGCCGCCACGCTCGGCCTCGGGGCCTATCAGGCGCTCAATGTGAACGGCTCGCTCATGTTTGTCGGGGCGAGCAGCGTGCAGGAGCGGACCATGATTCGCCTGGAGCCGACCTACGTGGTCAGTACCGACGCGACCCGGACGGCCCGACTGCGCTTTATTGCCTTTGATGCGACGGCAGCTCGGGAGTGTTTGCGCATTGAGGCGTCGGGCACAGTTCCCTTGATTTCCTTCTTCGGTGTGGCGTCCGCCGCGCGGCAAACGGTGCCTGCGGCCGCCACCGATGCCGCGACCACGCAGGCGTTAGTGAACGCCTTACGGACCGCACTCATTACCTTCGGCCTCTGCCAATAAAGGAGCATCAGGTGGCACAAGATAGCGATTGGATTAGCAGGTATAGGCAGGCCACAACAGCATGGCTGCACGCGCTCGATGGGCTGCTCGCCCTGAACGGTCAGTATGTGGCTTTAGACTATGGGAACTCACTGACGGAGGAGGACTTCGCGGGAGCCAACAGTGACGTGGACAAAGAGGACATCACGGCGGCAGTGGCGTCGATCGACGCCATCAATACCCTGGTCCGGTCGGGACACGCCACGAATCTGTATACCCTGATGCTTTAGGAGGCCATCATGAGTCTCGAAGGCGCGACCCTGACCACGAACCATCAGGCCGTCCGTATCCTGCTGTCGGATGTGGAAATCTTGCGGCTGAAATTGGCGCAAACCCAACTCGAACTGGTGCTGG